TGCCAAGCATCTTTATTCTGATTTTCATCAGGTGTGAATACTTTAGCAATATTCAACTTCGTTACATTGTAGCAAGCACCTCTATCCATTACAATGAAGTTAATGTTCTTGCCATTAGTGCCTTTTGCATAACCACCTGCACTAGAAGTCGCACCTGCATTCAATGTGATTTCAGAATAGAAACGAGTCTGCGGAACACGTACAATCTGAATACCGTTGTAGGTTTCAATTACATTGTTTACATTCTTGTCGCCGTTCAAAGTAGTACGAACGATATTATCAGACAAGTTTTGTGCAATGGTTGGAGTCATAAAGATAACCAAACGGTCATCATCAACTTCTTTTTCTTGCAATGTAACAATAGCTGTATCTAAAGCCGCCTTTGTAGTAGCAGCAGTCAAATCAGCACTTGCTGTGTTAATACCTGTCTTGCTTGCAATTTTTGCAAAACGATAAGCATCAACTTCTGGCACAATTTCCATTCTCATTTCTTCACCAACCAAACGTGCGGCGGTCAAGCTAAACGATTCAATATTATCCATACGGTCAATAGAGAATCTGCGAGCACGGTCATTTGTGAATTGATGTATTTCCCAAGTCAAAGAAACATCGCCATCAGGGAATCCGTTTGCTTTTGAATAGTTGCCAAGTCCTACAAGTGCCATTTTAGCAATCTTGACAGAATTAGCGTCAGCGGATTCACGAACAAACTCAGCAGGAGCTTCCAAACCTGCAGAACGTGCCGATTTCTTATAAACTTCGTCCAAAAGCGGTAACATCTTTTGAACTAATTGAATATTATTTGGCATTTTAATTTCTCCTATAAGCCCATAGCTTTACGTAACTGGGCGTCATCATTGTTATTACCACCAGATGAAGGAACGTGCGGATTGATTTTTTTATCAACTTCTGCATCAACTTGAGCCTTTAAGGTTTCGTTGAACTTATCCATCATCTGCCCTGCTTTCTCAATATCGGTAACGTTTGAAAACATTTCATAAAAAGAATTATCCACCTTTTTTTCGGTCATTAAGGATAACAGTTTTTCTTTATGCTCTTTTTGAGCCAAAGAGTTTTTTAACTCATCACGCTCTTTGGTTAATACCTCAAAGTCGTGTTTTTGCTTTTCCTCTGCCGTCATTTTGGCGGTCTTTTCTTTTTCCTCAAGGTCTTTTTTGTGCTTTTCCGTGAGTTCGTTGATTCTCTTGGAAAGTGCTTTATCAAAGTCTTCTTGAGTTAAAAGTCCTTTTTTAGCCTCTGCCTGTGCTTCGGCAATTTTCTTATTCAAATCTTCTTCTGAAATTTCCATATTTTACCTCTCTAATTTTCGCTTATTTAACGCCTTGCTAGGGCTGTGTATAATATACGAATAAAAAAAAGGCTTGTCAATAGTGAAAACTAATTACTTTAATCGTTCTTGATATTTAAGGTTTGCCTCGTCAGGCTCAACCTCTTTTTCTGATTCCACTATATCTTCTGGAGCTAATTCTAAAGCGTGGTCGCAATTCGGGTGAAATAAACCTAGATTCTCGGCATCTGATACGCTCATATAACCTCGTGTCTTGCCTGTAATGCTCAATACTTTACCTTCAAACGGCTCGCATAATGGACACGGCTCGTGGTCTGTGCCTAAGTGTAAAACTCTAACTAAATCATTACCCCACTCTAAAGACTTGGCAAAAAAAGCCTCACGTCTTGCACTAATTACCGTTGTTGTTGATAACATATTTACATATCGGTCAAGTGTCCACCGAGCACCGCCTCTATCTACAAAATAAGCTACGCCATACTTTTTGAATGTGCCTAAAAAATCTGAAGCAAGTTTTTTTTTCTCCAGTATAAAAGCGTTTCGCATTTCCGATATATTACGGCGTGAGTTTATCTTAACCCCTGCAATAACTCGGTCTAATTCTGCTCTTAATTGCTGTTTTTTTGCCTCTGATAGCTGTTGATATATTTTAGAGTTGTCTAATTCCTTTTTGAACCCTTTGCCTCGCAACTGCTTAACGGCTCTTGTCTTGCCTGTTTGAATAGCCGTGTTAATGTCCCCGACTAGGTCAGAAAACAACTCTTTAACCCAAAGAGCAAGCAAAGCATTTTCAACTTCACGATAACGCTTGATTCTTTTATCGCTTGGATTGTCTATGACTTTTTCAAACTCACTCTTGAGCCGTTGCTCCAGTTCCTGCGTATCCATTTACTTCTTCCAAACTAGGCTTTTCACTCTCAATTCGTTTTAGTTCTTCTTGCACATCGTCAACGGATTCCATTAACTCTAATGTCGTTTCAAGACTTAATACGCCTGCATTGTATAATTCAGAATACTGTTTGTCTTTATCTATGTTACTCGGCAAATTGACTTGGAATGTTATTGTAACATCGCCTTCTCCGATTTCCAAAGGCGTTTCTGATAGATTCTTATAATTAAGCAAGCATCTTAATCTTTGGTAAAGTCCTTTCTCAAAGTAGTTCTTTTTAATCAGTCGTAAATTTTCAAATCCGATTAACTTATAAGACAAAGCAACACCGGATTGATTGCCCGCAAACTTTTCGTCTGTTAGGTCAGGCACGTTGGTAATAGAAAAAATATCATCTCTTAACGCTTCCCTTAGGTATTCAACATAATTCTTGTCTAAAGACTTATTCAAATATCTAATGTCGGTATTTTCGCCCATTAACTCCAGAATACGGCTCTTTTTAAGCTCTTGCACTTCATCACGGTTAATTTTTGCATTGATTAAAGCTAAAATAGAGTTAGCAACCGAATCAACATCATCAAAATTTGTGGATAACAATTTGCTATATGCTGATAATAGTTCTGTAACCGGCTCATAATCGCCTAAACATTCATCATTATTCTTATATTCAAATACTGGAATAATCGGCTTGAATGGATTTACTTCGGGCTGTCCAAAAGTATATGCTCTGTCCCCAGTAAAAGGAATAATCTCGTCTTTAGTATAAACGTAGCCTTTTGTTACTGGGTTTCCGTTAATGTTTCGTGTCCAGTATGTAATAGCACAAATTTTATTCTCAAGAATGGTATCATCTACAACAAAGAACGTGTTTAATGGTGAAAGGTCTTTAATGAATATCTGCTTGTCTTCATTTAATCCCATAAGCTCATAAGCAACACCGAATTTACTCGCAATCTTTGCCAAAGTCTGATTTTCGGCTTGCTCATCATTTCGCCATAATACTTCCTCTACGATTTTCTGAAAACCTGCATCTTCAAAGGTATAAGTAACTGGTTTACCCATAAAATACCCACAAGCATTATTTACAATCATTCTTGCTAGGTTAGAGTGGATATTATTAACTTGTCGCTTGTTTGCCTTGTCAAGTTCAGTTTCAACCTTATTTAAGAAGTCCTCGCCTTTGTAGTAACTCTCTAATTTTGAGTATTTAATGTTTTGGCTGTTAAACGTTTGAATCCAGTTTTGAATATTGTTCGGTGTGATATTATTGCTTCCAGTGATATACATACTTTGCCTCCGTATATATTTAGAATATACGATTTTTAATGATTGTCAATATCTTAATCCCAAAGGCTTTTTATTGCTGTTACCTTATTATGTGCCATATCTGATTCTAATGCGTATCTTATGCCGTCTATCCCGTGGTTGAAAGCATCAACAGGCTGTGGAAGTGCTTCGCCGTTTTTATCTAACTTCCATTGATAATTACAAAACTCATCATAAACATTCGGACAATTCTTATGTATATAGATTTTCTTAAACGATTGTAAAAACTTAATACCTGACTCAATACTTCCTGCACCTTTTCGGGCAGACATAGCATTGATTCCGTATGTTCTAAAATCAGCTACCGACTTCGGCTCTGCACTATCGCAAGTAACTATTTCATTTTTCACGATTTCTTTAACCATAGGAGCGGAGTCTTTATTTAATAGGTTTGTTTGGTATATTTCTTTACATACATATAAACAATCATTTTCTATCGCCACTCTAACAAAGGCAAACGGGTCGTTACTAAATCCCCAGTCAATACCGTTTCTGTATTCTGAAAATCTTTCAATATCAAAATCAGCTTGTTCAAAGTTGTTAAATATAAGCCCTTCGGCAATACCAAGCTCACCCATACCATAGACACGCCAAAAGTTATTATTTCCATCGCCTCGCCTGCTCTCAATGGAATCTATAATTGATTGCTCTAAAAATGGATTATCTTTGTATGTAGATTTAATTAAAACAGCTTTATCCGGTTCATTTACTAATATGTTTTTATGCACCCAAAAGGCGTTTGTCGGGTTATAGTCAATAAAGACCTTTCTACGAGTACGAATCATAAGTTGCTCAGCAATGTTATAATTAAGATGATTCGCCTCGTTCATATATAAAACATCTCTACGACCACCGTGTGCTTTTCCTAACTTATCAAAAGCTAAAAAGTTTATACTTCCCTCGCCTCGTTTAAATACTTTGTCGCCTTCTTTATAAAAAGCATCAAAAGGAAAACCTAAAGAACGACATACTGTTTGCATATCATTCAACACACCGCTCTTTAAGTGCGGCACGGACAAACCGACAATATCTATTTTATAAGGCTTTTTAATGGAAAGTAACGTTAATAATTGAAGTATTGAATAAGTTTTAGTGCTTGAAGTTCCACCCTGATTTATAACATATTTTATATTATCATCTTTCCAAGCATCTTTGTTCTTAAAGAATACATTACTAAACTCAATCATTCCATAAATCTTCTATTGCATCTTTTGATTTATTGTCTTTAACTTCAACACTTAAGCCAAGATTGATTTCCGTATCAGCTTTTCCGAACTCGTCTTTTTTCTTACGTTCAAGATACCATTTTGCTGTATTTTCATCTTTTTTATTAAGTGCTTCTGCGATGACTGTTCTTGCCTTTAATACAAGTTTTTCCTTTAGTTGCTCTTTTCGCTCCACAAATTTTGGGTTTTCATTTTGATAGTTATAAAGTGTCGTTTTCCCTATATTTGCGTGCAGACAAGCCTCTAAATCAGAACAACCCATAGAAAAAGCCTGCTCTAGTTTAGCTATTATTTCGGGAGTCATAATTGTTTTTCTCCCTCTTGTTTCTAAATCTTTAGGATTTTTTCTTTTAGTCATTATTTTAATCCTTAATCAAAGATAAAAACTCTTGTCTTGCCTCTGCACTTTCTTCAAAAATACCTCTTATTGCGGAAGTAACCATTGAGGCATCTTGTTTTTTAATACCTCTTGAACGCATACAAAAATGAACACCCTCGCATACAACATAAACACCTTTTGCATCTAGTTCTTTCATAATACATTCAGCAATCTGTGTTGTCATTCTTTCTTGTATCTGCATACGCTTTGAAAAACAATCAACCAAACGGGCAAGTTTTGAAATACCTATTACCTTTTTATTCGGGATATATCCGATTGAAATATGTCCAAAGAACGGAAACATATGATGTTCGCACATTGAATAAAATTCGCAATTTTTAAGGATTACCATTTCTCGGCAAGTGCCTTCGGTAAAAGTTTTCATTAAATCTTTAGGATTTTGTTTATATCCACTAAAAACTTCATCATAAGCCTTACGAATCCGTTTCGGTGTTTCAATTAAACCTTCTCGCTCCGTATCTTCTCCAATGTATTTTAAAACTTCTTTAATATGTTTTTCTGCTGTATTTGTTCTCATTTTTGCCTCCTATCTAACGTGTATCAATTTATGGAATTGTAAACTCAATCTGTATTTTGGATTCATTTTGATAAAATCAAAAACTTCCGCAATATTCATTTTTCCATTTTCTTCCAAAGGTTGAATAAATAACGGTATATTAAGATTTAATAAATTTTTAAGGTATTTATCTCTACCGTATTCATAAACGACTTTTATTTCATCCGGCATTCTACCAATCGCAGAAAAATCAATATCAGACTTCGGTGAGCAAGTTATCCAATCAATCCAACTTGGCACTTTGTTTGTGCCGTTTGTTTCAATCGCTCTAAAATAACCTTCTAATAACGGTTCATCTTCTTTTAATTGAAGTGTTGGCTCTCCGCCTGTAAATACAATATTCACATCTTTATTACCGTGAGTTAAATAATTAACTCTTTCCTCTATTTCTTCTTTCGTGTAAATTTCGCCTTTTGTATGGTATTTCGTATCGCACCAAGGACAAGTAAGATTACAACCACAAAGACGTATAAATACACTTGGTTTTCCTGCGTAAGTTCCTTCTGCTTGAACAGAATAAAAGATTTCATTTACTTTATAATTCATATGTAGCCTCGTTATTTTCTGATTCAATTACCGTTGCTTTATAACAATTCGGAAGTGTATCAACTATCCATTTTGCCATATTTTCTGCTGTCGGATTAAAGTCTAGAACTTCATTAAGGTTTTGATGGTCTAATTTTTCGTGAATATTCTTTTTAATATGCGTAAAATCTATTACCATACCGTCTTGATTTAATGTTTCAGATTTACAATAAACATAAATAATCCAGTTATGTCCGTGTAAATTCTGGCATTTACTTTCATAACTTAATTTAAGTCTATGACTTGCACTTACTTCTAAGCGTTTCTTAATATAATACATTTATACCTCCCACGGAAAGACTATCCATTTATTTGTTTTTTCTTTATACCAAAAATCAGGAACGACTCTTGATTGTTTATGATAATACATAGTTGCTATGTAATACCCTTTTTCTCTGTAATGATATAAGGTTTCGCCTGTATCAGCAATATCATCAATCACTACACAATTTTTACTCGGAGCGGCTAAAAGCGGTATATTTAACTTATGAGATAACATTACAGCCAAACATAAACCGCCTCTCGGAATACCGTAAACGCCTGTTATATTTTTCGGTAACTCTTTTGCTAATTGCTCTACAAAGTATTCAACTTCTTTCCAATCCATTATTCATACTCCGTTGGGTCTTTTACTCCAGCTAATTCAAAAGCCTCTTTTCGTTCTTGGCAGGTTCCGCATTTACCGCAATGCTTTTCCCCGCCTTTATAGCAAGAATAAGTCAGACTAAAATCTACACCTAATTGTGAACCAAGTCTAACAATATCAGCTTTATTCATATCACAAAACGGTGATACTACTTCAATATGCTTTTCTGTTCCTTGATATATTGCCTCTTTAATACCTTTAATAAATTCAGGTCGGCAATCAGGATAAATAGCGTGGTCTCCGCTATGATTACCTAAGACTAATACATCACAATCATTACTTTCTGCAAAACCTGCCGCAACTGATAGCATAATTCCGTTTCTAAATGGAACAACGGTAGATTTCATATTTTCTTCATTCGGGTATTTCCCCACCTGATTGAAGTAAATCTGATTTAAAATGATTATTTATAAATTCAAGACTTATTCTTGTTAGTTTAATACCAAGATTTTTACATTGAATATAAGCATAACGATATTCTTTATCATTATGTTTAGAGCCATAATAAAAAGTTAAAGCCTCAACTTCGTCAAATTTAGACTTAGCCCAGTAAAGAGCTGTTGTACTATCTAAACCTCCGCTTAATATAACTAATGCTTTCATAAACACATCTCCGCATATTGTTGAAATTTTACCCATTCTATGAAGTTATTTAAAGCCACTTTCCGACTATCCGCAAGACGTTGACCTTCTTTTTTATTAAACTTCTGCATTGTCTTACCATTAAACTTATAAATAGCTCCGAATCTATTTCCGGTCGTCCAAGCGGTAGAATCTACACTGTCAAAATGATACTTAGTAATACCTTCAAGATTCGTAAATCCTAAACCGTGAATTTTAGCTCCTCGTTTATGAGCTTCGTTTATTAAATATGTAAATACAGGATATTCTTTCGGGTCAATCTCTTTACTAACTATTCCGCCGACCGCTACATAAGGGTATTCATCACACATTGAAATAAAATTTTCTTTCCCCCGAAACTTATGCCATACCGGAATACATTGTTTTCCTGTTTTAGTTTCAAGTCTTTTTCTTAATTTTAATACGTTATCATAACCGATAAGTTTATCTATATCTAATTCAAAAAAATGATTTACTTTATTACGGTTAATAAAATCAGCATATCGGTCAACGTATTCTTCCCAATTAACATTTTTAGGCTTAGCAGAAAAGAAAGTAAAAGCTCCGCTATCCAGTAGAAAATCCTTAAATAAAGGTATGTGTTTTTCTACCCATTCGTCTGCATAGTAAAAAGATTCAAGGATATATATGCTTGACCTGCTAAAAACATCTTCATACAAACCCTCATCTTTCCACGGTGCTTGACCTGCTAAAAACATCTTCCAGTATTGTTCAATACACCAACTTCTTCCGTTTTGTCCTGCAAGAAATAATTTCATTGTCTTTTGAAAGTCAGGTTTCAGATTACCTGTTACCCCCCCCGCTAAATATAATCTCAAACTTCAATCTCCTCTCCACAATGAGGACAAGTTATCGTTTTCTTCTTTTTTTCTTTTTCTTCTGTATCTTCAAAAAAGCTATCCACATCAATATCTGATTCTTCAAATACTGGTAAACCTAAATCTTGTAATTCAGGAATTTCAAAATCTGTTTTTAATAATTCAATATCAAATTCTGACGTATCAGATGTAGAGTTGTCCATAATTGCTAATTTTTTACGCTTTTCATCATCTGTTTTTAAATCTGTTCGCTTTACTACGACTAATTCTGAACCGTCTGACTCTATAACCTTTACAGGCATATTTAAGGCTTGAGCTTGTTCATAAACGCCGTTACCTGCAATGATTTCGCCTTCGTTATCTATGATGATTGAACGACCTGCACCGCATTCATCTAAACTTTTACGGATTAAATCTTTGTTTCGGTCATTGTGTTTACGATAGTTTCGTTTATCAAATTTTATTTCCATTTTTTACCTCTATAAAAGATAATAACATAGTTTATTTTATTTATCAATAGTTTTTTCATTTATACTCATATTTTCAGGAATCCATTCTGTTATTCCGCAAGGGTAGTAATCATCTGTATATTTTGTCCCTATCGTTGCAATCAATTTTCCGTTGTTTATATCATAAATTTCCAACAAATCACTCCCATAATCACAAAATCCGTCAACTCTTTCTTTGTGTATACAAAGAACTTCAACAGGGGTAAAAGTGTTTTTACAATCAACACTTTGGTCGCTTTCTAGCTCACGACAATAACTTCTATAACCATCAGCTTCGTCTAGGTAAATCTGATATTTAACATCATCTAATATAAAACAAACACCCTCGCAAGGGCTACTCCATTCATAAAATTGTTTTGATATTGTTTCATCCCAGCCGGATAAATTATGCTTTCCCCTTAAATCTGACAAATCCATCATTTTAATTTTTCCTCAATAGCTGTTAATCTTTTTTCCATAATATCCAACCTGTTGACTATATCCTCAAGATAGTTTTTTTCTTGATTTTCTAACTTCTTCATTACATCTGCGTTTGTGGCATCTTTTAGAAGTAGAAACAAACTATAAAATTGAGCCAAGTCAGAGGCTAAATCTAGGTTGTTCATTAAGCCGCTCCCAAAAGTTTAATATTCGGTTTTTCAATACTAAATCTGAAGTTAGCTCCGTAGTATTTACCTGCATCTTTCATATCGTCAGGAAATTCTTTTGCCACCTCACTAAAATCTTGAATCCAGCCTAACAACCTAGCAACTTCAACATTCATAGCTTTGCAAAACTCTATATCTAGCTTAAGGTGCGTATTTCCGTTTTTATAAAGTTTAAACTCAATTAAAGGTTTATCTTTACCCATTATATAGTATTTTTCGCCAAACTCCGCAGCTATATCTTTTGAAACAACTTCAAAACCAAGATTGTTTGCAATCGCTGATAAATCATCAACAATAGTCTGTGTTTTTCCTGTATCAACTTCTTCACCATTCCAAGAATATGATTTCCTGAAATGTAAACAATCAACCACCATTCTATAAGTCAAGCAATAATGTGATACTGAACTTTTATCATCAAATCTTGTGCTCCAATATTCATTACGCTTAAACACTCTCTGATTAGATTTATATTTAATTATATTGTCAGGTGATGTGAATTCTTTATAAAGTTTAACTAACTGGTCATCAAATAAACTTGAGGCATTTTTCAAAACCCAAATCACAACCGCTTGAATATTATCATAGTTAAAATCTACCTCCTGCAAGCGTTCAAATTTTCTGAAAAGCTCTTCTCTTGAGTTATGTGTTAATCTTTTAGTTATTTCATCAAGATAATCAAAGACTAAATGCCAATATAAAATTTTTGTGTTTTGGATTTTAAATCTTAACGACTCTATAACCTTTTTTGTTTCAACCCCAATGTCGTGTAATGTTTTTTCATCAAGATTGCATATTGCTTGAAAACTTGCATATAAACGATTCATTTCGTCATTATACACATTTACAAGATATTCAATCTTATTTTCTGCCGTTACAAGCTGATTTTTTAATTTTTCTTTTTCTTCACCATAAACTTCATAATCTCTAACTGTGTCTTTCTTTTCCTTAAAATTAAAAGTTTCTTCAAACCAAGTCTTAAAAGGGTCAACTGATTCACTTATATAATCGCTCTTTGTGAACTTGATAATATCAACTTTTGCCCTTGCTTGTCTTTCAGCATCTAAAAAATCTGTTGTATCAATTACTTCATACTTTGTCATAGAATTTATTAAGGCTTGCTGTATTTCAGCATCATCTTTCCAGCGTTGCGGAATAATTAAAAAAGCCTCTCTAAAATTACCCTCTTTTATGATTCGTATTGTCCAATTCTTAAACTCTGAATAAGGCGGATTACAAAATATCATATCCACTTTTTTATCAATCAAAGTGCAATTATTAAAATCTGTTCCTAACACAAAAACATCAGCAGGAAGTCTATTTATAAGTATTTGTGATTTTTCAATAGCAAAATAATCAGAATCAGGAAAATAACTTCTTAATCCTGCGTTTCCGCAACCAATGTCTAAAATTGAACGATGCTGTATTGAATATTGTTTTACCTTTTCAAACATCTTGTGAGTTGTCGGATAAAACTCAAAATCTTCATTTGCCTGTTTTAATTCTAAAACTAATTGATTCATTTTATTCGCCGCCTTTCTTTACTCTCATCGGCATTACAATAACCGTGTAATAAATTCCGTTATCATCATACTCCCATTGTGCCGGCGATGTCTCATCTGTCATTTTCGGTCGTTGCTGTAAAATATCATTTTTGCCATAGACTTTTACAAGTTTTTTCAAAACATCTGGGTCAAATATTGTGTATTTTTCAGCATATACACATTCATTTACAAGAATCCTGTCAATATCAGGATATTGTGTGTCTATTATATCAAAAGCCTCTTTTTTATCGCATTTCAGAACCGCTGTGTCTTTGTCTGCAATAACAAGTTCGCATTGACTTAACTTTGATTTTACAGGCGATTGCATTTTAATAACATAATCCTCTGTCAGATTATCTTCTTCAATAGGTGCAACCGCTCTTATTGCAATATGTCCGTCTGTCGCTTCATAATAACGACTTCCGTCTTTATCGTAAATATGAATTCCATTAAGATAATAACGTGCTTCATCTTTAGAAACTCCATTTACCAATTTATTCAAAACTTCAAGATTTAATAAAATCATTTTTTGCTCCTTTCTGTTAAATTATACCCTTATTATAACCTCAAAAAAATAAAAGTCAATAATTATTTTTAATTAAATGAAATATTTTTTATATCTGACTTTTTCACCGAATCTATTATATGAATCCTGCCAAACATCTTGTATTTTAACGCCTTTGGCTCTTAATTCAGAGATTCGTGTCGCTAGTTTTGTGCAACCCAATTTATCATAAGCCTCAAACGGTGTTATACTTTTATGCTTTTTGATGTAGTCTAAGATTAAATTATGCTGTGTCATTCGTTACCGTCCTTTCCGATGTGTTTATAAGTTTTGCCGTTCCATTCCCATTTTCTTTTGAGGTTAATCTGCCACTTGCGGTTGACTTCTTTGTCAAGGTCTTTCCAATCAATATCCATAAGCACGCAGATATTATAAACAGCATTCTTTTCTTCAATGGCTTTCTTTTGGTTGAATCTGTAAATTCCTGCACATACAATCAAGACATCAGCAAGTTCCTCACAATACTGTCTATATGCTTCTTGAACTTCGCATTTTTCTTCCCTCAACTTTTCCATTTGGCTTGCAAGGTCGCAATGACTGAACAAAGCCTCGTGTTCTTTTGCTAGTTTTTCTAAATCAATCATCTATTCTGTCTCCAGTTTATTTTAACAATATCAGGTCTTATTAATACGATTATAGGTAATAACAAAACAACCAATACA